CTCGGCTTCCTCCACAGCCTTGACCTGCTGGTCAATGGCACCGGAGACAGCCTTGCACTGACCCTGCATCTGCTTGGCACTCTGCAAGAACTCTTCCAACGGCTTCATGTAAAAAGCCTTGGCGCTGCGGGCGGCATCGCTGAGCTGCTTGTCCAGCTTGTTCACGGCGGCGCGGTCAGCCTTGGCATCCTTGATGGTGTCCGGGGTGTAGACGCGGCCGGTGTAGGCGGCCAGCATCTCGGTCAGATTCTGCTGTACCTCGGTCTCGTTCCACCGGATCGCGGGCAGTTCCGGGTGCTCCACCCGGACGGTCAATTCATTCGTCATTTTCGGGGTCCTCCTGTTCTGCTTCCTGTTCGCGTGGCAAAAAGTAATAGTTGTCGGGCGGCTCAAGCGGCAGGCCGTAGCCGTCCAGCGCAAGATCATACATCGGGTTCATCAGCTGCACCTCCGTCATAATCTGCGGGCTGACGGCAGAGCAGGGAAGCTTCTTCCATGATGCTGTTCAGTGCGCCGCACAGGGTCTGGAAGGTGCTCTCCAGATCTTCACCGGTCAGGCGGGAATAGCTGCCTTTGCAGGTGTCCCATGCCGAACGGAACAGGCTGGCGCAGTAGTTGGCGGTCTCAAAATCGGCCTGTGTATTGTCATTGGCGCGGGCTTGGAGTGTGGCCAGCTGTTTGCGCAGGGCAGTGTTATCCTTGGCAAGTTCAGAATTCCGGGCATCTGCAAGGCCCCAGGCCTTTTCTGCTGCCAGACGGTCCAGTTCTTCCTCATCCCACTGGTGAGCCAGAGCTTTGGCCCGCCGGTCTACCTCTTCCTCATCCACCACAGCGGCGATGGGCTGCTTTTTCAGGGCCGCATTTTCTTCCTGCAGCTTATCCGCCCGGAGCTTGGCCGCTTCGGCCACCTGCCGGGAGCCGGAAAGCTGGCCCTCGGCATTTTTGGCCCGGGCTTCGGCCTTGTCGCGTTCCGCTTCGGCTTTCTGGCGCTGGAGGTTGGCCGCAATGCGGCTCTCGTCTGCATCGTGGTAGCTCTGCTGGAGCTGGGCGTTCTGCTCTTTCAGACCGCTGATGTCGGCAAGAGCGGATTCATAGCGGCTTTCTGCTTCTTCCCGCTTTTCCGCGTCCTTATGGGTCTGGGCTTCGGCGCTTTTCACCAGCTCCTTGAAATAGGCATTTTCCTTGCGGGCGTTCTGAGCGGACTTCTCGGCAGCGTCGGCACGGTCTTTCTCGGCCTTGAGCTGGGCCATAAGCTCCTGATACTCTTTGTAAGTAGTGATGTCACCGGTAAAAACGGCTTGCTTGACCACCTCCGGGGTGCTGGGCTTGGCCGCAGCATACAGCAGTTTCAGGGGCTGCACGTCCAGAATGGACTTGCCCTCAATCTGGATATTGCCGCACTGTGCGGCAATATTTACAAGGCGGTCGCCGGTATCCCGGCTGATGCCGACGATTGCACACCATTTGCCCCATGTGCCATTTTTGTTGTTAGCGCACAGGTCATGGGCGTGTTTTGCGGCCATAATGCGGGCCATGTTACCGGTGATGAAGGTCTGCGCGTCCTGCAACAGCAGGGCGTTTGTCTGGTCGTCTGCGCCAAAATCAAATGTTACAGCTTCGGTAGCAGTCATAGACTGGACAGCAGGGGCCACAGAAGAACTGTCCGCATTCGCGGCAGGGGCCGATGAGTTCTTCGTAGGGGATGCTACGGGGGTCGATGCCTGACATTCGGATTCCTCTTCCACCGGTTCAATGGGCGCGTTCCTGCAGGGCTTTGCGTTTTCCAACGCATCCAGCATTGCGCTATCAATTTCGTACTCGTCCAGCGGGGCGAACTCCGCGCCGTTGGTCAGGAATGCCTGTGGAGTCAGATTCTTGTCTGCCGCTCTGGCCCGCTCGAATTTCTGCGTCATGAGGTGGCTTTCTTTCCAAATGCTGCCGTCCCAGCGCCAGAACCGGCCACGGTAATAGGCATAAACCGTCTCGTTGGAAAGCTTGGAGCTGATGGTGTAGTCCGTCATACCCGCACCTCCGTGTCCTTGAGGCGGTCCAGCAGTTCGGCCTGCAGAGCCTTGTTCAGCGGCACGATGCTGTTGCCCTTCCAGCCATAGCAGAGGATGGGGCCGTAAAGCTGACGGCCCCGGTACGTCCGGTTCAGCAGGCTGGCGGGCTGGATGGGGCCATCGTACCGGCCCACGAACAGCACCGCCGGGGTGCGTGGCAGGACTTTCTGCTCACAGGGGCACCGCAGCAGTGCTTCGATGCCCTGCAGCGTGTCCGGCAGGGTGGTGACTACCGGCTCTTTGCCCGGTTCGATCAAAATTCCTTTCATTGTAAAACCTCCGATTTTGTGATATCATCGGGGTGATGGGGAGTAGTGAATCCATCATCCCTTGCAGCTCGTCGGTGTTGGCGCACCGGCGGGCTTTTTTCGTATAGTGCGTACCGGCGGCAGGCTGTCCACCTCGCTGCGGTCGATACGTTCCCGCGCAAATGTGTACTTGTAAGTTCGATGGCTGCCGCTGAGCCCATGGCTGACGGCAGACGCAAAGCTGTTCGCGCTCTTGTAGCCCAGCCGCCGGGCACACATCTCGGACGTGCCGGATGCCAGCAGATCGCCGGTCTTTGCGTCCCAGACGGTGTACCACATGACGCGGGCAGGTTTTTCATTATGCGCCCTGTAATCCCTGCAATATTGGTTGTGGCGCTCTCTGCGGCAGGAAGCGCAAAAGCGCAGGTTGCCAGCAACATTTTCCATCACCTTGCCGCAGTCCAAACAAACGCGGGTAAAGTGCTTTCCTTTATTCATGGGTGGTGTCAGCCTGCCTTCCTGCCGCTCTTCACGGTGTTGCGGGGCTGCTGGTGCACCTTGCGGCGGCGTTTCTCACGTGCTTCGGCGGCAAAGCCCAGCAGCATGAAGAAGATCGCCAGCAGGATCAGCACCATGGCCGTGATGAACGCGCCGTCCGAGACGGTGCCCAGTGTCTGGGCAGTGCCCTCAACGCCTATGCCGTACAGCAGGCCCACCACGAAGCAGGCCATTGCCAGCCAGTACCATACGCCGGATTTGATTCTCATGCGGTTTCATCCTCCTTGCCCACTTCCGGGAAGAAAAGCTCCCCGATCTCATTCTGCCGGATACCCAGCAGCTCGCACATTGCAGTGATCTCCGTGCTTGTCCACGGGTTGTGCCCCTGCATCCTGCCGCTCATGGTGTCCCGGCCAATGCCGATGTACTCGGCCACTTCCTGATCGCGGTAGCCGCAGCTGTGGAACCGTCCCCGCAGCTTCCAGTATGGGATCTGCTTGAAAGTGCCGCGAATGGTTGATGCGTTCAACATTTTATTCCTCCTTCTTCTCGGCCGGCAGCCCATCCAGCAGGCTGTCCATCAGGGCGGCGTAGAACGGGTAGCCTTTGGCAACGATGGTCAGGCTGTCAATGGCGTTGGTAAGGAAGCTCTGGGAGCCGCGCACCACGTTCTCCATGGTGCGCACCGTGTCGCAATGCTGGCCGTAAATGGCCTTGAACTCGCCGCACAGGGCCTTGACCTGCATATACTTGGCCTTGCTGTCCTCGCGGTTCTTGCGGCACTCGTCCAGAAAAGCGGTGTTCTCGTCCAGCTTCTTCCGGGCTTCGATCACCCGGTCGATGGCGTTCTGGATGTTGGCATCCTGCACGGCCCGCTGCTCTTTGTGCTGTGCGGCCAGCTGCTTCTCCATTGCATTGAACGCGGCAATGTACTTCAGCTTCCACTGCACGGCTTCCTTGCCGGTAAAGCCCATGGCCAGCAGGGAAAAGCCGTCGCGGTTCATCAGGTACATGGGGTACTTCTTGCCGCGGTTCTCAAAAGTAGCGGGGTGAAACATAGATTTGGCGGCTGAATTTTCAGCCACGAGATTTGCGACGGCCTGCATCACATTTTTGTGCTCCTTGCCGAAGCGCTTGGCAACGTCCCGGCTGGATGCCACCGGCTCGCCGTTCTGGGTGGATAAGATGATGTCGTTCATGGTGAATATGTACCTCCTTGTGGGTGGCTCCCTTCTGCGGTATACTTGAGCGGAAGGGAGATGTTGAAATGCCTGAAACAAAATTTAGATGTCCATATTGCGGAGTTGAATTTATCGAGAAAAGTGATAATACGAAAATCCGAACGATTGATTACGGCCGAGATGCGGACGAATTAGCGATAACTGGCTACACATGGCTTGATCATGAAATCCAAGCTCGTTACCACTGCTGCCCAGCGTGTGAGAGATATTCCGTTCGGATTACAGGATTCGACAACGCTTTCTCATTGACGTATCCTCCGTATACGGGAATGGTTCTGCCAGATTACATCCCGGAAGCCATCAGAACAGATTACCTTGAAGCTTGTTCTATTCTGGATAAAAGTCCAAGGGCGGCTGCTACGCTGGCCCGCCGCTGCTTGCAAGGAATGATTCGGGACTTCTGGGGAGTCCATGACAGAAGCTTGGCGAAAGAAATGGAAAGGATTCAAGATAAAATTCCCGCGGATTTGCATGAAGCGCTTAAAAACCTTCGTGAGCTGGGTAACATCGGTGCCCACATGGAAACAGATGTGAATCTGATTGTTGACATCGATCCAGGCGAAGCCCAAAAGCTTATCAAGCTTCTGGAAGTGCTTTTCAAAGACTGGTACATCGCACGGCATGACCGCGAAGAACTGTATAATGACATCCTTGCTATAAATCAGGATAAGCAGGAGCAGCGTCATCGGTCCTGAACATCATTCACACTAAGAGAATCCGGCACTTCGGAGCATCCGAAGTATCCGATTTGTAAAGATATGTAGATATTCCCGACACCGTTTTGGTCATGATGAAGGCTTAGAATCCTTACATCATCATGACGGATCAGTTCCTTCAAAAGTTCTCCAGTCGGCACATCCTTCAGCGCCCAGCGTTCCTCTTCCACAGGTTCGCTGGGCTTTTTGTTGTTGTCCATGTGTTTCACCTCCTTGTGTGCACCTCGCTCCTGCGGTAGAATAAAGGGGCAGAAGGGAGGTGAAAAAATGAGTGATATTCAAAAACTTGCCTACTATCAGCGGGAAGTTGCGAAGATGGCTGCCTTTACTTCTACGGCAACACGGCTGGCAGGATGTGTGGATCCAGCGCTTTTGAAAGCTGGAGTTATAGGCTCTCAGCTCCAGGCAACTGGAATGATAAACCCGTCATTGGCCCGGTTCATTGCGGAGCAAAACTCAATCATGCAAAAATTTTATCCGGGCATGGCAGCACAGCTGTATGCCAACACCTATAAGTTTGCGGCAGTAACAAAGGCAGCTTCATCGTTTACCAAAACCATGGAACTGGCAAACCGTCTGGCTCAGGATTGGGAAGAAGCTCCGCTCTTGAGAGGTGAATGCGCTGAAATCTCAGTCGAAGATGCCAGAGCGGTGGTTGAAGAAGTAAAGCCGTATATGCCAGAAATGGCAGTGACAACTATTGATGAAAAACTCGCAAAAACTAAAACCGCCGATGTAAAGATTCCTTGGGACAAAATAAAGGAAACCATTCTGTTCATTGTAGCCATCTGGTCGTTGCTTCTTCAGCTCAAACCGGATCCTCAAACAGAGATTCAAGCTGAAATGCTTGAACTGCAAAAGCAGGAAACAGAGCGATCAGAGGAATTTCGACAACGAACCGAGGAGCACTTCAAAATTGTTGAGGATGCGCAGGAACGAATCGTTCAAGCTGTTGAGATGTTTGTAGACCAGCTCATCGAAGCTGATAATGAGAGCGATGGTGTCGCTAAGGCGATTGATTCGCAGGACGTTTTGGAAAACTGCGATGCTTTGCAGCAACAGGCTGACCACTAGCAATGATGTTGTTCTTTTCAAGCGCTTGATTTCTTTCTCCATCTTTACCCAGCGTTCCTCTTCCACAGGTTCGCTGGGCTTTTTGTTGTTGTCCATGTGTTTCACCTCCTTGTGTGCACCTCGCTCCTGCGGTAAAATGGAGAAAACAGGAAGGATGTGATAAAAAATGAGCGAAAATAAAGAAATTGAAAAGCTTACAGGTTATCATCGTGAAGCTGCGAAGATGGCTGTTTTTACCTCTACGGTAAAGCAGCCGGACTGCAGTCAGCTTACAGAAGAACAGTTGAAAGCTTTACTTGATGCCTGCGACCACTCAAAAAGCTCTTACGCCGAGGAAGCGGCTTCCGAAGACCTGCGTGAACTGCGAGAAAAATTTGAGCAGAGCCAGAAAGAACATTGCGAAGTTCTGCACAAGTTGCAAGAACAGCATGATGCAGAGATGAGAGATCAGGCCAAAGAAAATAGATTCAACCGAGTATGCAATGTGATCGCAATTTTGATTGCGGCTGCATCGATGTTCATTTCTTTAGTAAAATGACAACCAATGCCAGAATCTGGATGCAAAGAGCAAAGATTTGCATTTCGTGGTTCTTCATCTTCTTCACCTCCTTTGGATGGCTGGCAAGTATGTATTTTTCACTATGGATGTGCTATCATAAAGACACCCCAAAACGGAAGGAGGTGAAAAAACATGAGCTTGTCATTGACTAAAATGGCTGTTCTTACTGGATATGCAAATACCATTTCCCTCAAAGAATTTGCAAAGAACCGTTTATTTCTGGTGACACCTGCTGGCATGATCAGCGGTATCCCCGTATTTGATGAGGAAAATAGCAATCCGAACATTGCCGTTGCGCAGACAGTTAACTCCTCAGCTCTCAAGGCCGTTTCCAAAGCTGCTTCTGCTGAAGAAGAAAGTCCGCAGACGGGTGAAAGCTGTGAGTTTATTCTGCTAAAGGATGCTCGTCTGGAAACCACAAGTCCCGTTGTGAATTTCCCTGTTCTGACTGTCTTTTGTGACCAGATCATTGCTGTGACCCTTGGCACTGATTTCACCAATGGCTAACACCTCGCGATTTTGCCGCCCTTGTACCGCTAATACAAGAGCGGCAATTTCTTTGGGCTCGCCAGTGATTTTAATTTTCATCTTCTTCACCTCCCTTGAAATGTAACTTGTCAAGTTACTTAATGGCCAAAAAATACGGCCTGCGGATTGTCGATACTCAAAAGTTCCACAATCTTTGAGGCTTCATCTGTACCAAAAACACGTTTCTTGAGCTTGCGTGTTAAGGTCTGCTCAGAAATTCCAAGTTCCTGAGCCAACATTTTTTGAGTGTAGCCTGCTTTGACCATGTACGACTTGAGCAAATTGACGTTTACCACACTTTTCACCTCCAAACGGCCCCTGTGTAACTTATGAGGTCACAAGTATAATAGCATCATATTTGTAACCTGTCAAGTTATTTTTGATAATTGAATTAAAAATATTGTAAACTGGTGGTTTATCTGCTATACTATAGACATCAAAGGAGGTGCTCACGGTGACTGTAGGCGATCGCATTCGACAGGTACGTCAAGAGCAAGATGTAACCCAACAGGAGCTTGCCGATTACATCGGCGTATCAAAGCAGGCTGTATATAAGTATGAAAATAATATTGTAACCAATATACCGACAGACAAGGTTGACGCTATTGCCAAACGGCTGAAAGTATCCCCCGCCTACCTGATGGGCTGGGAAGAACAGCCGGAGCCCAAGAAGCCTACCATCCCCCCGGGCTTTGAGCCGATGCCAAAGATGAAGAAGATCCCGCTGATCGGAGCCATTGCCTGCGGGGAACCCATCACGGCAGAGCAGAACATTGAAAAAATGGTGGACGTGCCGGAGAACATCCGGTGCGATTTTTCCCTGACCTGCCACGGTGACAGCATGGTGGATGCCGGCATTCACGATAAAGACGTGGTGTATATCCGCATCCAGCCGGAGGTGGAGAACGGCGAGATCGCAGCGGTGCGCATTGATGGTGAAGCCACCCTCAAGCGGGTATATTACAACCCCGGCACGTTGACCCTGATGCCCGCAAACCCGGCTTATGCGCCCATGATCTACACCGGCCCCCAGCTGGAAGAGGTGCACATTGAGGGCAAGGCCGTAGGCTGGACGCACTGGGTAGGGTAATTTTGGATTATCGGAGTCATTCCAGTCTATATAGCGAAGGAGTGTTATGTATGAAGAAAACTATGAAAAAGACCGCTGCAGCACTGTGCATTGCCGCAACGCTTGTATCTGTGGCAGCGCCGGCAATGGCTGTCAGCCCAGCAGAATATATGAGCACAGCCGCTCTTGAAGAATGCAATACTGCGACGGTAGCGCAGGTGGAAAGCCTGATCAACCAAATCGGAACCGTCACGACTGCCCGCCGCCCGGCAATTGTGGCTGCTGTAAATGCTTATAACGAATTGGACGATGCAAGCAAGGCGCAGGTCAGTAACTTTGCGGTGTTGGCAGAAGCCCAGCAGGTGCTTGGACTGAAAGACGCTCTTGCAAAGCTGAAAATCAGTTATGATAAGGTCGAGGACGCAAGAAGCTATGTGTCACCCACGGAAGACCGACTGAGCAATCAAGGCAAAAGCTATATACTGCCCTTCTTTGTAAATGGCAGCACCAATGATCCGTCAATGTTTTTCATGGTTCTGTGTAGCGGCAACAAATATGTGTACTTGGACACGATTACGATTCGCGCGGGCGAGTATAAATATACCTACACGATTGATTGGACGGATGTGGATCGTGGCTATGATGGAAAGCAGTACTGGGAACTGACATCTTTTATGGGCGATGATGAAGATATCCAGTGGTTTAAGAATATTTTGAGCGCTGATGAAATCATTATCCGATACAGCGGCGATGGTGGCAGCATCGACCACACAGTCACCCCCGAAGAGCGTCAGGCAATTACGGATGTCTTGAACGCATATGATCTGTTCAAGGCAGCAAGCCCGACTGTGCGCGCAAAGGCTTTGAATAACTGATGTAAACTAAACAAAAACTCCCCCGGCGCGCCAACGCAAAGCATGGTGCTTGCGGATCAGCAGCTGGAGGAGAAGGTCATTGAAGGGCTGGCGGTAGGGTGTTGCCGTGGGTTGGTGTGAAAGGATAGAGGATGGAAAATAACTTTCAGTTTTTGATATATCGCTCTGCGGAGGAAGATGTTTCGATCAATGCCGTTGTGAAGGACGAAAGCATCTGGCTGACACAGCAGGGCATGGCCGAATTGTTCGGCGTACAGAAACCTGCTATCAGTAAACATCTTAAAAATATTTTTGAAGAAGGCGAATTGGACGAAAAAGTGGTTGTTTCCAAAATGGAAACAACCACACATCACGGTGCTCTGGACGATAAGACGCAGACCAGAGAAACAAACTTCTACAACCTCGATGCCATTATCTCTGTGGGATACCGTGTCAACTCCCGCCGGGCTACGCAGTTCCGTATCTGGGCTACCGGCATTCTCAAAGAGTATATGACCAAGGGCTTTGTGCTGGATGACGAGCGCTTGAAGCAGGGCAAGGACGCTTTCGGTAAGGATTATTTCCGTGAGTTGTTGGAGCGTGTTCGATCCATCCGCGCCAGTGAGCGCCGGATCTGGCAGCAGGTGACGGATATCTTTGCAGAGTGCAGCATCGACTATGACCGCAACGCGCCGGTGACCAGGGACTTCTATGCCATGGTGCAGAACAAGTTCCACTATGCGATCACCGGCCAGACGGCGGCAGAGATCGTGTACAGCAAGGCCGACCACACCAAGGAGCACATGGGGCTAACCACATGGAAGTACGCACCAGAGGGGCGTGTGCTCAAATCGGATGTGTCCATTGCAAAAAATTACCTGTCCGAGAAGCAGATCCGGCAGCTGGAACGCACCGTTTCCGGTTACTTTGACTATATCGAGGATCTGATCGAGCGGGAAAATACCTTCACTATGGAACAGTTTGCTGCCAGCATCAACGAGTTTTTGTCCTTCCGGCGGTACGATATTTTGCCGGACAAAGGCAAGATATCTGCCCGTCAGGCAAAGCAGAAAGCGGAAGCCGAGTATGATCTATTCAACCCCACGCAAAAGATCGTGTCGGATTTTGACCGGGCGGTGAAAAATCTGAAAAACTGAGGCAGTATACAAACTTTGCACATTGCTCAATAAAATAAATGCCGCTGCGTCACCAATGCAGCAGTTACGAAAGGAAGAAAATGGAAGAATATAATTTTCAGCTTGTTGAAAAAATCAACCAGCAAGTGCATGTTGTTCAGGTTCCTGATACCTGCTCGTTTTGGATGATCCGGACAAAGTCGGGTGCATACTACAGCGAATACATTCATAATGGGTATATCGCAATTGGCTGGAATGCAGTTCTTCAAAGTAATATCACACAAGATACAGAAGAAAAATTGCGTCAAGCAGTAGAGCTAAATTACGCTGATAAACGGCCAGGTGCCGCTATAAACAAATGCTATAGTTTTGCGAGCGAAATGCAGGCTGGCGATCTGGTTATGATTTTGGGCGATAAAAGAGTCGCCTTCGGAATAATTGGAGAATACTTTGAAAAACAGGACATTCAGGATCCAATAAAAAAAGAATTAGAGGCAGACGCCCAAATTGCTGCGGGCTTTCATAAGCAAAATAGAATTGAATGTCCTTATGTGAAGCGTCGAAAAGTTCAAATTATAAAAGAAGTCGAAGAGCTCAGACTGACACCAATGCTGGCGCGTGCAATGCTGAACCACCATAGTTTGTCCACAATCAGTGACTATGCTATTCCAGTTTTAAACACTTGTTTTGATTTGTATGTTTACAACGGAGAAACCCATGCCGTTTTTCGCGTGAATACAAAAAGAAAAATAAAAGGTCGTGATTTTGCGACATTTTGTTATTACATAACTGAGATTTTTTCTGTTCTTAATGAAGATGAAGACATTTCAATAACAACGAATTTGAATTCTCCGGGAGACTATGTTGTTGCATTCTCTCAGGGAATGGATTTTATTCAGGAACATTGGTTTGCGTTCTTATTTATCTTTGCGGTGCTTTTTGGCGGTAGCTATGAAGTGTCAGGGCTGAAAATTGATATTCCGTCTGTTAGAGGGTTGATCAAATGGGTATGCAACCGCAAACATGATAACAGCATTAAAAGTTTGGAAGCAGAAAAGTTAAAAAAAGAAATCAGCGGAATTGATCTGGATAATGAATTAAAACGTATTCAGATTGCCAGAGAAAAGGAAGAAAGTGTTCTTCAAAAAATGCCGACAGACCAGGAATTGGAAAAGCTGCAAAAAGCAAGTCGAGCTCTTGAACTTCAAGAGCCCGACTCTAAAGTGGTTATTTTTCCTTCGTCCAATGAGGGAAATCATAGGGACGGTAGTTCTTGAGAAGAATCAACGAAAAAATAACAAGTAAAAGTTCGACTGTAAAAGGAATAAAATCGTGAAAAAAGAAAAAAGTGAGAAATTTACAAGAGGCCCCCAAAAGAATAGCAAGAAAAAGCACATAGGAAGTAATACGATATAGAATGTTCAACAGCTTCCACATAGGGCAGTCTCCTTTCTCCATGGTGATTGTATCATAAAGTAGTCACCATTGAAAGACGATTCACGATTTTCGCACACAGAGGGATTGTATGAGCTTTCAAAATAATCTTCGTGAGTTGAGGTCTGAAAAGAGGCTCACTCAACAGCAACTTGGTGAAATCTTTCATGTCAGCCGGACTACAATATCGAATTATGAAACAGGAAAAATGGAACCAAGCATTAAAATGATTCTGGATATTTCAAGATACTTTGAAGTTTCTGCGGATTGGTTGCTTAAATAAAAACCTCCCCCAGCGCGCTAACGCCGAGGGAGTTAAGATAAGCGGCTCACCCTTGCGGGGTCATCGCACACTCGACACTGCGATTATACCTCTTTTGGGCGGGCTTGTCAAAGTGTACCCTTTTGGAGGTGAAAACAATGAAAAAGAGGACAAACACAGCGTTTTGGGTCGAGAAGGAAAAGCGTTGGTGCATTGCGGTGCAGAAGAACGGCACCCGCAAACGGTTTTACAGCAGCACGCCTGGCCGCACCGGCCAGCGGGAAGCCAACGCAAAGGCCGATGCCTGGCTTGACGATAGCATCAGAGACGGAAAAAAGAAGGTAGCTGCCCTCTATGCCCAGTGGGTAGAAGAACTGAAGCTGACTTGCGGGACATCCTATGTGACACAATGCCAGCGTTACGGGGACTGCTATATCCTGCCGACCTGCGGGAACATCCGCATTGACGAGCTGACCGAGGGCGACCTTCAAAAGGCAATCGACGTTTCGTTCCGGAAGCGCTCACAGAAAAAGAACCAGCGCAAGCCCATCTCAAACCAGCCGTTGAGCCGAAAGACGCTTATGACGATTCGGGCGGCGGAAACGGCCTTTGTCAAGTGGTGCAGAAGGAACAAGTACACGACACTGCATCCTGATCTGTCTATCCCGAAGAATGCGAGAATGGGAAAACGCACAATTCTTCAGCCCACCGCTCTGAAGGTGCTGTTTAGCGTAGATACCCGTACCTACTACGGAAAGCCGGTATTTGACGAGTACATCTACGCCTATCGCTTTGCAGTTGCGACCGGCCTGCGCCCCGGGGAGCTGATTGGTCTCTGGTATGGTGACATCAAAGGGAACACGGTCAACCTTCGGCGAAGCATCAACGTGCACCGGGAACAGACGACCGGAAAAAACGAAAATGCAATCCGCTCTTTTGACATGGGCAAGGAAGCTCGCGAGGCATACGAGGCACAGGTGCAGCTTCTGAAGGCTCAAGGTATACTTCTGAACTACAATACCCCGCTGTTTCAGATCCCGTCAGAACACGCGCTCTATCGCCGCTGGGAATCCTATCAGGAAGCAAACGGGCTTGAGCCGAAAGTTTCACTTTACGAGCTGCGGCACACCTTTGTCAGTGTTGAATCCAGCGTCCTGACTGACAGCCAGCTGAAGATGCTCGTGGGCCATAGCAAGAACATGGACACTGCCGGAGTGTATCGGCACGAGCTTGACGGTCAGAGGGAAGATCTTGCTGCCGCTACCACCGCGGCATTCAAAAAGGCACAGGCCTGA